GCAACTTGGCAAGATAGACAAACGCAACATCACACTATCTACGCCTACTGCTAATATAGCCATACGCGGTACAGACTTTACTTGCACAGTGGATGAGTTTGGCAAAAGTCTTATTATCCTATTGCCTGATGCCAACGGTATATCCTCTGGCGAGATTGTTGTGTCTACTGGCGTGGGCAGCGTTACTTTAAACAAGCCTTATCAAGCCACAACGGTTGCTATGTTTGAACAACCACCTTCTAGTCCTGCCATACTTAACCTAACATTAAATATGATTGACAACATGTTGATTGTAACTCCGCCTAAAAGCACTGAACTTGTAGAAGAAGTGCAGACAGTAGTAAAAGCCAACCCGTACTTAGATTTTTCAGGACTTGATGTAGACTTTTTAGCCGATGACTTCCTAGAAGAAGACCCTAGCTTTGAGTTTTCAGAGTTAGATATTAACTATCTTGACGTTAACTTTCTTGAAGACATGCTTAACATCCTCGATGCTCTAGGAATTTCAAAAGAAGAAGACAGGTTAAAGCAAGCGACGAGTACCACAATTACAGGCACAGGGTTAGGGCAGGATAAAGACACGCAGATAACCACATTAATTACAGGTCAGATAATTAGTTTGCGTAGATTTGTTGGGCATAGCGTTCGGTTAGACGTTGAGGCAAGTAACGCTTACACTGTCATCTTAATGCAAGAAGGCGTAGAGAAGGTTGTAAAAATCAACGGCGGCTCAGACTCAACCATAAGGATACTTCAAGGCTCGTGAAAAAACTTCAAGGACTTCTACTGTTAATCTTATTTGTTACGCCTTTAATCTATCAACCTGTTTTCTATCAAGTTTTAAAGCTACGAACTTTTGACCGTTTTGTGCACACTCCTGAAGAATCCGGGTACTTTGCTATACTTAATATTACTGAAGCAGACGTAAATCGTGAAGGCGGATATCCACTACCGCGTAAGAAGTTAGCGCAAATAAACGATCTACTACTAGCCGCAGGTGCTCTTGGTGTAGGTTGGGGTATAGGTTTTCCTCATGCTGACAGACTTGGAGGTGATAAAGCCTTTGCGAAATCTCTCAACAACGGTTCTACCGTTTTGCCTTTGTTTGAACATGATAATGGAGAATACCCTGCTACTGTCGGCACAGTTATACGGGGAGATGATGTTGGTGGGTTTACAGCAAGAGGGGTTATACAAAACATAGATATTCTAAAGAACTCCGATTGGACTGAGCAAGGTATTGCCAGTGCGCCTGTTGATGTAGATAACTTAGTACGCCGAGTACCTCTACTATATAGAACCCCGCATGGATGGTTAGCTGCATTTGGCACACAAGTGCTTAAAGTTTTAGCAGACTCAAAGACTTACATAATTAAGACTAACGAGAATGGCATTGAAGAAATAGTAGTGCAGGGGCTACCGCCAGTAAAAGTTGATTCGTTAGGTCGCAAGTGGATCAGTTGGGTTGTTTCACGTGAAACATCATTACAGAAGTTGGATGTAGAAGGACGGTTTGTTTTTGTTGGGGTTACTGCTGCTGGGGTTATGCCTCAAGTCGCTACGCCTATCGGATTACTAGAGCCACATTACATACAAGCAGCATTGGCAGAATCAATGCTAGTACAGAACAGCCCGTATATTCCTGACTACGCCGCAGCTTTAGAAGTTGGTATATACGTAGTATCAGTAGGTTTGATGTGGGCCTTGATTAGCGGGTTAGGAATAACTTGGGGTATCTTGTGGGGGACTGTTTTGTTCAGCGCAACTGTTTACTTAGGTATGCAGTTTATAGAACGAGGACTTCTTATTGACGTAACTTGGACATTAATCACTCAAATTATAGCCGCTGGAGTGGCCTACTATTTAAATTTCCGCACCCAGTACCGACTTAGGCAACAGATAAAGAAGCAATTTGAGCATTATCTAGACCCTAGACAAGTAAAGCAGCTTCAAGATAACCCTAAGTCTTTAAAGCTAGGAGGCGAAACTCGGTACGCAACTTTCTTATTCACAGATGTTCGTGGGTTTACTTCTTTGTCGGAGACTCTGCCTCCAGAGCAAGTCACGTATATCATGAACAAAGCATTAACTGCCCAACAGAAAGCCGTGCAGAAATACGAAGGCATGGTCGATAAATATATAGGTGACGCGATGATGGCTATCTTTAATGCACCACTTAATCAACCAAACCATGAAAGCAAAGCTATCGGGTGCGCTCTAGAGATAATAAACAACATGAAGATTCTTAATGTAGAATTAGTTAAAGAAGGCTTACCAGAAATAGCTATAGGTATTGGGGTAAATACTGGTAGGGCAGTAATAGGAAATATGGGAAGCGAATCCCGGTTTGACTACACTGCTATTGGGGATGCTGTTAATACTGCAGCAAGACTAGAGTCGGCTACTAAAGAACAAAAGTTAGATTTGTTGATTGGAGAATCTACTGCTAAAGAGTCTGATTTTACGTTAAAGTTTGTTAACGAGATTCATGTGAAGGGTAAAGAGCAAGGATTAAAGGTTTACACGTTTAAAAATAGGTAATATAATAATCGGACTTTACTGGTATAGCGCTATACCCCTGCTAGGGTGGCCTCTTACAGAAGTAAAGTGCAGCCTTACCCTGTTTTTAGTCACTTCTCAGGGTAGGGTTTTTTATTCTACCCTCCATACACGTATCCCACGTACCCCATCTAGTGTCATAGTTTTAATTCTTACTTTGACTTTACGGCGTTTTACTTCTGCCGTCACTACTCGCTTTGCTTCTTTAATATCAAGGCATGGGATAAAAAAACTTGAGTGTGGTTCAAACTTATCCCACTCAATATCAAAATGAATTCCATGTAACTCAATCATCTACCGAAATCTCCTCTTTAACGTCTTTAGGTATAAACGTATCGTTAAACACATGCGTACCTACTGGGGCTGAATCTAATGCAGTGCCTTTACCCAATCGTTTTTTGTTAGTACCTTTAGCTATTCCCTGTTCTGTTAGGGTTCTTATAAAGTCTTTAAATATAATTTGCTGCTCTGCACAAAAAGTACGGAGGGACTTAGTAAATATATAAACCAATCCGGTGTCCGGCTCCCAACGTCCAACTATTTCGTTTCTTGGTTCTTGTATAGGGCTTGGGGGCATAGAACTTCTTTTATCAACCGCGCCATCAATAATTAAAAACTTACTCCAATTAGCGTTCTGGTATGCTCCTAGTACACCAATAAAATCTATCTCGGGTTCAGATATCTGGTCGCGTAGTATAGGTACTAACTCAGACGTAGCCCACCTATATACTCTATCTATATCTAAATCTATTAAATTCAACGCTTTAGCTATGTATGCTCCAGTAATGTTGCAAGAAATAACTGCTGACCAAAAGCGTTCTCTTGCGTCTAAACCTGCATCGCGGTCTAGTCTTTCTTGGAATCGCTGCGCTACATCTATTACTTTAGGTAGGTTTTGCGCTACATATTGAATATAAGGTTCTCCTGCTACACCATAATTACTTAAAAGTTTACCCTCAAACAATTTGTTTGCTTGGCTTTTTGTAAGGTTATCTGTTTGGTCTATCCTATACTCTAGCAGCCGCATAATTTCGCCGTCTGCAAAAGATTTTATTAGCCCTAGTTTCTCAGCTATTGATGAGTTGCTAGATGCCAAAGCAATCAAAGCCCAACTAGTGTCGTTTCTACGCTCTATATTGTTCTGCGACTGCATACGCCCCGGCCCTTCTCCTTGAGACACACCATATATTAGGGTTGAAAGTCTTTCGGGGGGCATATTAGTAATCTCGTCTATGGTGTAGGGTAAGTTGTTCATGATCCCTAGACGATTCATCTTGTGTGCAAACGTATCTGTTTCTTGTGCTAGTAACTTACTAGGGTGTCCGTACACGCTGTTACACATCTTTAGTATTGTAGATTTGCCTGTACCACTACTAGAGTTAATCAGGTTAATCATCGCGCCGTTATACCCTAAGTGCTTTATTAGTGGTGCTCCAAAAGCAGTAAAAAACCCAAACGCATGAGGTTCAAAGTTAGGCATATCGTAAACTGATACAACTTCCTTCCATACATCTAAACTACCTGTAGGTTTTAAGTATTCGCACAAGCGTTCTGTTATCTCGGACGGCGGAGAATACCTAACTGTTTTGGCTGAAATCTCTTTATCCCCTAAAACAAACGCGGCATTGTCATCTGTCCACCCAAATTGCCTTCTCATAATCTCGGCCTCGTCTGAATGTTGCTGATTATTCACACACGCAATCAAATACATCATTATCTGATCGAACGCTTTTGGCATCACGACAACACCTTTTGCTGATAGATACTTTCTTAGTTCTTCTTTGCTAGTCACCGTAGACAAAGGGATCATAAATTCTTCTGCTTTATCTTTTGGTAGTTTCAGCCGTACAAAAACTAACTCCCCACGTTCTTTATCTTTTAACCGTTTAGTCACACGCAAACTGTGGGCATACACCATTACATCAGGTTTCTCGTCGTCATCAGTAGTCTTATATATGCTGCCTTCCTTACTAACAAAATAAGGAAAAGGTAATTCTGGTAGGTTGTTCTGTTCTGGCTCGGCCTTCTTAATCTCTTTACATAACCCAAGTGGGCTGTTTATTTTTCCTTTGTGCTTACACCCATCACATAAATTAGGTGCGTATTCCTCAAACGTACTGCACCGATAAGGCTTATCTATTAAGTCCTCAATTTTTTTATGTGTTTCTTCGCGACTATAATCTGGGTGGTTCTCAGACATCTTATGTATATATGCCTCACCATCTATGCAATTTGCAGCAATAGACAACCCTGCTCGCCATAAGTTGTAGTCTATGCTTTCTTGGTTCTCTAAGATGTTCTCTATCTGAGCACAACCTTTCTTGCGTTTTATCCTGTCTACTAAATTAGAAAACTTATTTTGTCTGTCGTCTAACAACCGCTGTTTTTCTGGGGGGAAGGAAGATACGCTTTCTATAACCGGGACGGCCCCTAACGTATTTGATAGTTCTACAAAATCAACATCTTTTCCTTCTCGTAAAACTAATACTTTTTTGGGGGGTTCGTCTTTAAAATTAAGTGTGTCCGGCACTCGTAATATACGAGCGCAATCAGCGGTAACCGCAGGGTCTGCTTCAAACCCACACTCTTTGCAC